TAGAAGGCGCCGCCCGGCGCCCCCACGATGTACCAGAACAAGCCTATCTGCTTTACCATTGGTTGCGGTCTCCCCTGTCTAGGCTAGGCCACTGATGCACCGCCGGGCGGCCTGTGCGGTCTGGCATCTCAAACACGGCGCCGGGCTTTTTGTCTGTGGTCAGGTCCCAATCATTGCGCCATAGGCGCACGGCCTCAATGGGGTTGTGCGCTTCCACTACAAGGCTCATGTCGTCGCCGTTCTCGTCATCGGAATAGACTAGGTATATGCGTGTCATGGTTCATGCCTCCCGCATCGCAAGGCGAATAGTGGTCAGGTTGAACCGGCCGCCGTCTGGCGTGCGCTCTCCCGCGTAATCCCGCGCCATGGCGCGCGCCGCGCGGTCTTTGGTGTTGTGTTGCGTGATGTAATCCAGCATCGCGCGATACAGCCCCTCGTCATTGTGAAGCCACAAGCTGACATTCCACGCGTTCCATGAGCGATGGCCGTTGTATTGCTTCATAACCCTGTTCCCCTCTCACTCAAGCCCTGATTGGCTTGGATGATGGCAAGCAAGCCTGCCATCGCCGAAGCTAACCAAGATCAGAAAACTAGAAGCCAAACGAACAGCGCCAGAAAGAAAGCGCATATCGCAGCGTCGTGCAATAGATTATGTGACATGTTAGGCGCTCCGCATTTTGGGCATATTGGCCAAGGCGCGGCGCGCGTCTGCAATTGCGCTCCGCACCATGTCGCGGAAATACCCGTCGCGGTCTTTATGCGCGAAATCTGATGCAGAAGCATAAGCGCACGCGCTTAGGTAATCCGTCGCAATCTCCGCGCCGTCTAACGTCACGCGCAAGCGCGCAATGAACCAATCCACCGCGCCAGAGCGCACCATTTCGATGTCGTCGTCGTTATCAAAACAATCCGCCGGGTCTGTATCGTCTGGCGTCACGTCGCACGTGATGCGAAAGCGCTCGGTTTCAAATGACCAGATAGTGTCCCAATGCCGCATAGTTTTTCCCTCCGAAAAATAGGCAATCCGTTTTGCCGATGTAGATTCTTTTACAGACCGATTATGGCAAGAATAAGGCAACCTAGAATTTATTACATGACATTTTGGTAATGTGGGAGTAATGTTGCGTTAACCGAAAACGGAAAAAATAGGTGTTTTAGGCGTATGTATAGGTAGCCTAGGCGACAACCAGGCCGCGCGGGGCTATGTAGTTGGCGAAAAAGGCTTTTTTCATTTTTCCTAGGCTTTCTAGGTATTATTATATTAACCAACTGCCACTTAGATATTAATTAACATATGTAAAGTATAATGACCTATAGGATAGTTGTACTATCTCACTTGGGGGCGATGAAAAACGCATGACCTAGAATGCCTAGATGACCTAGCGATGACCTATCGCTCCCCAAGCCCCGCGCATCACGCCTATGCGTTACGTAACAGAACCCGTTGCGTATCATGTTAGCAGCTAGCTGGCGCCGTCGCGCTGGCGCGATGTTTTTCGCATGACCTATTTGACCTAGATGACCTATCCGCGCGACCAGGCGGAATGTTACGTTATAACGTAACAGATTATGCTGCAATGCAACATAAACACCTGGACATCTGAATAGCTATTCAGATGTTCACGCCTGCCCCGCCCATCCGGCCGCGCGCCGAAGGCCGGGGGGAGGAGGGCCGGCGGGGACCCCGTCCCGGTCACGGAGGGTCCGCAAACAATTTTTTATTTTTTGCAAACCCAACCAGCCATGCTATACAAAATCTATGGCAGTCTTTTCGCTCCCCTATGAGCCGCGCAAATTGGAAGCCACCGAGGCGCGGCTTGAAGCCATCTATCACGCCGCGCGTAATGGATTGCGTGGCGAGGCGTTGGCGCTCGCATCCGGCATGACGCCGACCGAATACCGCGCGCTGTGCGAGTTCGACCCGCTGGCGGCGCTGGCCGCGGAGAAGGGCCGGGCCGACGGCGAGATGGAAATGTCCAAGGTGCTGCATGACGCCGCCCGCGCCGGCGACGCCAAGGCGGCGCTGGATGTGCTGAAGCACGTCCATGGCTGGGTCGCCAAGCAGGCGGTGCAGGTCGAGGTCAACCAGACCATCTCCATCACCTCCGCACTGCAAGAGGCCCAGCGGCGCGTCATCGAGGGGGTAACGGTGCCGGATGAAGACTTGCTGTCGTCGAATAGGGTAGAAAATGCAGACCACACGGTATAGCGCCGACGACGAAATGGAACTGATGAGCCGGCTGTGGACGCCGGCCATCAAGGACGACCCGCTGAAGTTCGTGTTGTTCGTGTTCCCGTGGGGCCAGCCTGGCACACCGCTGGAACACTTCGACGGCCCGCGCAAGTGGCAGCGCGAGGTGCTGCAACGCATCGCCGACCATGTGAAGCAGAACAACGGCAAGATCGACTTCGACACGCTTCGAATGGCGACATCATCCGGCCGCGGGATCGGCAAGTCGGCCTTAGTCAGTTGGCTGGTCATCTGGATGCTGACCACGCGGATTGGCTCGACAACCATCGTGTCGGCCAACTCCGAGGCGCAGCTTCGGTCGATCACATGGGCGGAAATTACCAAGTGGCTCTCGATGGCGCTTAACAGCCACTGGTTCGAGGTCAGCGCCACGCGGCTGATGCCGGCCAAGTGGCTGACGGAACTGGTGGAGCGCGACCTCAAGATGGGCACCCGGTACTGGGGCGTCGAGGGCCGGCTGTGGTCGGCGGAGAACCCCGACGCCTACGCGGGGGTCCACAACTTCGCCGGGGTCATGCTGGTGTTCGACGAAGCCAGCGGTATCGACGACAGCATCTGGTCGGTCGCGGCGGGCTTCTTCACGGAGAACACGCCGCACCGCTTCTGGCTGGCGTTCAGCAACCCGCGGCGCAACAGCGGCTACTTCTACGAGTGCTTCCACTCCAAGCGCGACTTCTGGGACACCAAGATCGTGGACGCGCGCACGGTCGAGCATACGGACAAGCAGGTCTATCAGCAGATCATCGACGAATACGGCCCCGACAGCACCCAGGCCCACGTCGAGGTGTACGGTCAGTTCCCCAACGCGTCCGACGACCAGTTCATCGGGGCCAGCACTGTCGACGACGCCATGCGGCGGCCGCAGCACAAAGACCCGTCGGCGCCCATCATCATCGGCGTGGACCCGGCACGGTTCGGGTCCGACAGCACGGTTATCGCCATCCGGCAGGGACGCGACATCGTGGCGATCAAGCGCCACAAGGGCGACGACACCATGACGGTGGTGGGCCACGTCATCGACGCCATCGAAACGTACAAGCCGGCGTTGGTGGTGATCGACGAGGGCGGCCTAGGCGCCGGCATCGTCGACCGGCTGAAGGAGCAGCGGTACAAGATCAAGGGGGTCAACTTCGGGAACAAGTCGAAGAACCCGCTGATGTGGGGCAACAAGCGGGCCGAGATGTGGGGCGAGATGCGGACCTGGCTGAAGGACGCGTCCATCCCGCTGGACCGCTACCTCAAGAACGACCTGACCGGGCCGATGATGAAACCGGACAGTAAAGGGACTATCTTCTTGGAAAGCAAAAAGGATATGAAGGCCCGCGGGCTGGCCAGTCCTGACGCGGCCGACGCCATCGCGGTGACGTTTGCGTTTCCTGTGGCCCACCGGGAATTTGTTGACAGGGCACCGCGCAGGGCCTATGCTCCGGGCGGAATTTCAAACTCTTGGATGGGGGCGTAACCATGGCCTACACGAAACCAATCGGCGTAGCGTTCACCGATCAGGACATCAACGGCGCGAATGTTGTGCTGGTTGACGAGCAGCTTGGCTACACCGCCGCCGGGCAAGGCACTGTAACGCAGGATACCAGCAAGTCGACCGCGGTGACGCTGAACAAACCCGCTGGGCAGATCACGATGAACAACGCGTCGCTGGGCGCCACGACCAACGTGACGTTTACGCTGAACAACAGCTACATCAGCGCCAACGACGTGATCGTGTTGAACGTCAACGGCGGCACGACCGCGGCCTACAACGTCTACACCAGCGTCCTCGGCGCCGGCACGGCGTCTATCACGCTGCGGAACATCACGGCGGGCGCGCTGTCCGAAGCGGTGGTGCTGAACTTCGCGCTGATCCACTGCGCCTAACACTCTTACCGGCACAGCGGGGACGCGATGGCCAAGAAAAGTGTTTCGCTGGCCGTAGGCCGAGGCGAGAAGCTACCGACCGATAAGGGTGCGGGCCTGACCGCCAAGGGCCGCGCCAAGTACAATCGTGAGACAGGCTCCAACCTGAAGCCTCCGGCCCCCAGCCCCAAGACCGAGGCGGACAAGGGGCGTAAAAAACGTTTTTGCGCTCGCATGGGCGGCGTGGTAGCCAAGGCTGAGAACGCCGACAGGGCGAAGGCCAGCATGAGAAGGTGGAAGTGCTAATGGCAAAACCGGGTCTATACGCCAACATCCACGCCAAACGGGAGCGCATCGCGGCCGGGTCTGGCGAGAAGATGCGTAAGGTCGGCTCCAAGGGCGCCCCTACCGCCGCGGCGTTTCGTGAATCTGCCAAGACGGCCAAGCCAGCCAAGAAGGGTAAGTGACATGCCGCTGGTAAAGTCCACCTCCAAGGACGCCTTCCGCAAGAACGTGAAGGCCGAAATTGCTGCCGGCAAGCCGGCAAAACAGGCTGTAGCCATCGCGTACGCAACCAAGCGCGCAGCGGCTAAGAAAGGCAAGTAATGGCCGCCAACGATGTAGAAGCCGCAGGAAAAGTATCGGACAGCGACGACAAGGATCGGCTGTCGGTCATGCGCCGGCGCTACACCATGGCGCTGTCGGCCTACTCGGACAGCCGCGAGGACGAACTGGACGACCTGCGCTTCATGGCCGGGTCGCCTGACAACCAGTGGCAGTGGCCGGCGGACGTGCTGGCGACCCGCGGGTCTGTGCAGGGTCAAACGATCAACGCGCGGCCGTGCCTGACGATCAACAAGCTGCCGCAGCATGTGCGCCAGGTGACCAACGAGCAGCGGCAGAACCGGCCGACCGGCAAGGTGATCCCGGCCGACGACCGCGCCGACGTGCGCGTGGCCGAGATATTTGACGGCATGGTGCGGCACATCGAGTATATCTCAGACGCCGACGTGGCTTACGACACGGCCTGCGACAACCAGGTCACCTACGGCGAAGGCTACATCCGCATTCTGACGGAGTACGCCCGCGAGGACAGCTTCGACCAGGACATCAAGATTGGGCGGGTGCGGAACTCGTTCTCCGTCTACATGGACCCGGCCATCCAAGACCCGTGCGGCGCCGACGCCGAATGGTGCTTCATCACCGAAGACGTGAGCAAGGCCGACTATGAACGCATGTTCCCAGATGCTGCGCCGATTTCTAGCCTCATGTCGCAAGGTGTGGGCGACCAGAGCCTTTCTCAATGGCTCTCGGAAGACATGGTACGTATCGCCGAATACTTCTACTACGAACACGAAAAAGCAACGCTGAACCTCTACCCCGACAACATTACAGCCTTTGCCAATTCGCCGCAGGACAAGCAACTGAAGGCGATGTTTGGCAAGCCGCTGCGTAGCCGCGCGGTCGACCGCAAGAAGGTCAAGTGGGTCAAGACCAACGGGTTTGAGGTGCTGGAAGAACGCGATTGGGCAGGCAAATACATTCCCGTCGTGCGCGTAATCGGCAACGAGTTTGAGGTTGACGGTCAGCTTTACGTGTCGGGCCTTGTGCGGAACGCCAAGGACGCCCAGCGCATGTATAACTACTGGGTCAGTCAGGAAGCCGAAATGCTGGCTTTGGCCCCCAAGGCGCCCTTCATTGGCTATGGCGGCCAGTTTGAAGGCTACGAGATGAACTGGAAAACGGCCAACACGAACAACTGGCCGTACCTAGAGGTCAATCCCGACGTTACGGACGGCGCTGGAAGCCCTCTGCCGCTTCCGCAGCGCGCACCGCCGCCGCTGGCCCAGACCGGCCTCATACAAGCTAAATTGGGCGCTGCTGACGACATCAAAGGCACCACAGGCCAGTACGACAGCAGCCTCGGGGCGCAGAGCAACGAGCGGTCTGGCCGGGCCATTCTGGCGCGCGAGAAGCAGGGCGACACGGGCACCTACCATTACGTCGACAACCTGTCCCGCGCGATCCGGCACGTCACCCGGCAGCTTGTTGACATGATCCCCAAGATTTACGACACCGCCCGCGTGGCGCGTATCGTGGGCCTAGACGGCGAAGTTGGCATGGTGCGGATCAATCCGACCCAGCCGGAGCCGGTGAAGGAAATCCGCGACGAAAACGGGCTTGTGATCGACAAGATTTACAACCCGTCGGTCGGCGTTTACGACGTGTGCGTGACCACTGGGCCAGGCTACATGACCAAGCGTCAGGAAGCCTTGGACGCCATGTCGATGCTTCTGCAATCCAACCCGCAGCTTTGGACGGTCGCCGGTGATCTGTTCATCAAAAACATGGATTGGCCGGGCGCGCAGGAGATGGCGGCGCGGTTCGCTAAGATTATTGATCCAAAGGTTATGGAAGGCGAAGACCAATCGCCAGAGATGCAGATGGCCAAGATGCAGATCGAAGCCCTGACCAAGGAACTGAACCAAGTCGTCGGCATGTTGCAGCGCGTCGAGCAGTCGATCGAGGCGCAGGAAGTGCAGATCAAGGCCTACGACGCCGAAACCAAGCGCATTTCCGCGGTCCAGGCCGGCATGACGCCCGATCAAATCCAAGACATTGTGATGGGCACCATCGCAGCAGCCATGGATACCGGCGATTTGGTTGGCCCCGGCGGCCCAGTTTCACGTGAAATGCCGGAAATGCAACCGGAAATGGGCGGTATGCCGCCTCAAATGCCGCCAGGAGGCCCAATGCAATGAGTTGCGCTGAATTTATCGGCTGCATGTTTTTAGCCCGCGACGTGGCCCATTCGGTCCACCTGAACACCCGCAGTTTTGCCAAACACAGCGCGCTGAACGGCTTTTACGACGGTATCATTGACCTCGCGGACAAATTTGCAGAGGCTTATCAGGGCCGACACGGGCTAATTGGCCCAATTTCTTTGCATTCGGCGCGCAAAACCTCGAACATTGTCGAATTTCTTGAGGATAGCCTCAAAGAAATTGAAAACGAGCGTTACAAGGTTTGCGATAAGTCAGATTCTGCTTTGCAGAACATTATTGACGAAATAGTTGGGCTGTACCTGTCAACCCTATATAAGCTGAAGTTTTTGGCATGATCATCAATTTTGAAATCACCAAAGACGGCTTTACACACCGCGACGCGTTGGTGTTACCGGACAATCACAACCTGACCGAAGCTGAAATCGAAGCTATGAAACAGGCGCGATTTGACGCTTGGTATGCTCTTATGACGTTGCCACCGGGCGCTCTTGAAATGGAGAAAATGACCGATGGCTGATCGTTATTGGGTTGGCGGCACAGGCACTTGGAACACAACGTCTACAACGGTGTGGTCGGCGTCATCTGGCGGCCCGTCGGGCGCGTCAGTGCCTACCGCTGCGGATAATGTGATCTTTGACCAAGCGGCAACCTACACGGTCACGATGTCAGGCGCGCTAGCCTGCCTTAACTTTACTGTTACGGCAGGCACAGTAACATTTGCGTCCACAGGTTCCGTAACTGTTTCTGGCGATTTTACGCTGCGTACGGGTACAATTTGGACCAACTCCGGCACGTTGACGTTTAACTCTACCACGACGCAAAATATCACAACCGCCGGCACGTCTATGGGCGCAGCAATTATATTTAACGGTATTGGCGGCGCATGGACGTTGGTGGATGCGTTGACTATGCCAACGCGCATCTTGACGTTGACCAACGGCACGTTGAACATGAACAATAAAAACGTGACCTGTTCGGCGCTGTCTTGCAACAACAGCAACACCCGCGCAATCAATTTTGGCACTGGCCAATTTTATTGCGGCGCAAACGGCGCAACAACAGTAAATTTATCCACTGGCACTAATTTAACATTAACCGGTTCTCGTTTGATCGAAGCCACCTATTCAGGTGCTACAGGCACACGCACATTAAACGGCCCTACATCCGCAAGCGCCACTGCTGACAACATCCCAAACTTTAAAGTTAGCGCGGGAACAGATACGCTTACTTTAGTGAATAATATGCAAAATCTTGATTTTACAGGGTTTGCAGGTACATTAAACGTCGGTACTCGCGCTATTGCCGGAAACCTAACACTTTCTTCAGGTATGACCTTGGCCGCGGGCACAAACACTACAACTTTCTATGGGTCATCCGGCACCGACACCATTACGACAAATGGAAAAACGCTTGATTTTCCAATTACGTTTAATGGATACGGCGTCACATGGCAGTTGCAGGATGCTTTAACTGTTGGTTCTACGCGCACGCTTACATTAAGCGGCGGTACGCTTTCGCTTAAAGCAAGCACAACCAATAGCGCAGGAACTTTTGCGTTTTCTGGGTCCGCCGCGAGTCCAATCGTGCTAAACAGCACAACACCTGGCACAAGAGCGACTATTTCGCAGACCACAGGAACTGTTACGCCTACCTACGCGTACATTACGGATAGCGCGGCAACTGGCGGGGCCACATGGACGGGGCTTGCTGCAAATAATGTTACAGACGGCGGCAATAACACCGGGTGGACTTTTGACATTCCGTACGCTGGAATTGCTGTGCTATACGGCGATACACTTCGGTCCTTTACCGAACGCAGGAGATTCTAAATGGCTATGAACCTTAAAGCCGTAACTGTTTGTTATGGCTACCAGCAAATCACCTCCTTATCGTCCGCTTCCACGCTGACGGTTCCTTCACGTACGCCCTTTGGCAGTAATAACCAACCGGTATTTGCGCTCATTATTGCTGAAGGTCAGGCCGTTCGGTGGCGCGACGATGACACGGCGCCTACTGCAACTGTGGGGATGCCCTTAGCTGTTGGGGTGCCTTTGCAATACGACGGCGACCTCACAAAAATTAAGTTTATTGAGCAGGCCGTTGGCGCTAAACTAAACATTAGTTACTATTCGTAACCGCTGCTTTAGCAAAGGTTAGAGTATGGCCGACGTTAAAATATCCGCTCTCCCAGGCGCTTCTACGCCACTTACCGGCGCAGAAATCGTGCCTATTGTGCAGAGCGGCACTACAGACCAAGTGTCTGTGGCTAATTTAACGGCTGGCCGTTCGGTCGCTGCCAGCACGCTTAATGTGGACGCCAACACGGCCAACGCTGCGGTTCGCGTCACGCAGACCGGCGCGGGCAACGCTTTGTTGGTTGAAGATAGCACGAACCCCGACGCTACGCCGTTTGTGGTAAACGCCAGCGGGCAAGTTTTGATCGGCCGCACGACGGCGCCCTTTGGTACAACGCAACTTGGTATTGAACAAACCAGCAATAACACAAGCGCCGCGTTTCAAGATTTTCTTAAAAATCGCGCCGGAAGCACTATAGCCACCGGAGATGGTGTTGGCCAACTTCGTTTTTGGGGGTACGATGGAACTTCTAACGAACAAGTCGCCGCTATTTCTGCTATTGCTGAAGGCACAATTAACACCGGCGATGTTCCAGGCCGCATAAGTTTTTCTACGCGGCAACAAAGTACAGCGTCTGTTAGCGAACGGATGCGTATTAACAATACCGGCGACGTAGGGATTGGTAATTTTACCCTTACCGGGTACAATTTACGTTTACAAAAATCGCTTACGGGGGCTGTTACGTCGCGCGCTATGCTAAATAGCCCGACAATTCAGTCAGACGTAACAACGTCTGCTTTAGTGTACGAAGCCCAACCCGCAACAACATCCGTCGCGTTTACGCTAACAACCTTGACGTATTTTCAAGCTACTCAAGGATCGTTTGGCGCCGGGTCTGCCGTAACAAACCAGTTTGGTTTTAACGCCGGAACAAACCTAATAGGCGCTACAACTAACTATGGTTTTTACGCCGATAACACTGCTGCGGTAACCGCTGGCAAAACCTCGTATGGTTTTTATTCCAACGTAAACACCGCAACTGGCGGCGGCACTACTTGGGGTTTTTACGGCGCTGGAACCGCGCCAAACTTCTTCGCCGGCGACATGCGGTTTGACAAAACCGTTACTGCTGCGGGAACAACCGGCGCGCAAACCATCAACAAAAACGCCGGCACTGTCAATTTCGCTGCTGCCGCGACATCGTTGGTGGTCACTAACAGTCGCGTGACCGCTAACTCAATTATTATTGCTACGGTAGCCACCGTAGACACAACCATGAAATCCGTTGTTGCTGTTGCTGGCGCGGGGTCTTTTACATTGACCTCCAACGCCGCCGCAACTGCGGAAACCCGCGTAAACTGGCTAGTTATTAACTAGTTGGTAAACACCCGTACTGGTGCGGTCCACCAGGGTTCGTAAGGAACACCAATGTCTGAAGCAGTACAAGACTTAGCGGAAGTACCCGCGCCGGAACAGGCCGCTACGGCGGCGCCTGTAACCGATGCCTCATTGCCGGAAGACCAAACGACAGAAGCGCCTAAGACCTTCACCCAAGAAGAATTGGACGCGATTGTCGGCAAACGCCTTGCCCGTGAACAACGGAAATGGGAGCGTGAGCAAGCCCAAAGGCAGGCTGAACTGGAAGCACGACGGGCAACCCCCGTCAACCCTCCGGCGCCTGACGATTTCACCAACGCTGCTGAATACGCGGAGGCTTTGGCCGAGCGGAAAGCACAGGAGTTGGTTCGTCAGCGTGAAGCCGCCCAGCAGCAGGCTAAATTGCTGGAAACATACCACGAGAAAGAGGAAACCGCCCGCGGCAAATACGACGACTTTGAACAGGTCGCGTACAACCCGAGCCTTCCTGTGACCGATGTTATGGCCCAGACAATTCAGGCTTCTGACGTTGGCCCCGACATCATTTATTGGTTAGGGTCCAATCCGAAAGAGTCTGCGCGTATCGCCAACCTTCCGCCAATTTTGCAGGCCAAGGAAATCGGCAAAATCGAAGCCAAGATGGCTTCTGATCCGCCGCTGAAAAAAACCTCAACCGCGCCCGCCCCTATTGCTCCGGTGACCGCGCGTTCAGCTTCCTCCCCTGCCTATGACACGACAGACCCTAGGTCTGTTAAATCCATGTCAACGTCAGAATGGATTGAAGCGGAGCGTATGCGCCAGATCAAGAAGTGGGAGGCTTCCCGCAACCGCTAAGTATAAGGATCAGCCACCGTGGCTAATTCACTTCTTACCATCGACATGATTACTCGGAAGGCTCTCGAAATCCTCGAGAACAACCTTGTGATCACCCGCACCGTGAACCGCCAGTACGACGACAGCTTTGCCGTCGAAGGCGCGAAGATCGGCTCCACCCTCCGCATCCGTCTGCCAGACCGCGCTCTGGTGACCGACGGCGCCGCGCTGCAAGTGCAGGACGACAACGAACAGTTCACCACGCTGACGGTTTCCAGCCAGAAGCACATCGGTGTGAACTTCACGTCTGCTGAACTGACCATGCAGTTGGATGACTTCGCCGAGCGCGTTCTCAAGCCGCGTATTTCGCAGCTTGCGTCCAGCATCGACGCTGACGTGGCCAACTCCTACAAGTCGATCTTCCAGTCTGTCGGCACCCCCGGCACGACCCCGGCGACCTCTCTGGTGCTGCTCCAGGCCCAGCAGAAGTTGAACGAGTCTGCTGCCGTCATGTCCCCGCGCTACGCGACGGTCAACCCGGCCGCCAACGCTGGGCTGGTTGAAGGCTTGAAGGGCCTCTTCAACCCGGTCAACACAATCTCCCGCCAGTTTAAGAACGGCCTGATGGGTGAAGGTGTGCTGGGTCTTGAAGAGATCAACATGTCTCAGTCCATCAAGCAGCACACGACCGGCAGCCGCACCGGCGCGCACACGGTGACCACCACTGTGTCCACGCAGGGCCAGGCGACGATCAACATCACCGGCACCGGCACTCAGACGATTGCCGCCGGCGACGTGTTCACCATCGCCAACGTGTACGCGGTTAACCCGCAGACCCGTGAGTCCACCGGCTCCTTGCAGCAGTTCGTGGTGACGGAAGCCGCTACCGCGGCCGGCGGCGCTTACACTGCTGTCAAGATTGCGCCCGCTATCTACACCTCCAGCAACGCGCTGGCGACTGTGGACAGCTTCCCGCAAGCGACCGCTGCGGTCACGTTCCTCGGCTCTGCTTCCACGCAGTACCCGCAGAACCTCGTGTACCACAAGGACGCGATTTCCTTTGCCACCGCCGACCTTCTGCTGCCGCAGGGCGTCGACATGGCTTCCCGTCAGGTCCACAACGGCATCTCCATGCGTGTTGTGCGCCAGTACGACATCAACAACGACCGCCTGCCGTGCCGTATTGACGTGCTGTACGGTTTCAGCGCCATCCGCCCACCAATGGCCGTGCGGCTCTGGGGCTAACAGGTAGAGATAGGAGAACACGATCATGGCACTTCCTTCTGTCGGTGGCGGCTATCAGATTGGTGATGGCAACCTCAACGAAGCCGAAATTGTTTCTGTCCCCGCGCCGGCAACGGCCGCGGACAGCGCAACGCTAACGGCCGCGCAGCTTACCAACGGCATCATCATCGGTACGCCGACGACGACCGCCGCTTATACGCTGCCGCTGGCGTCCGATCTGGACGCCTACCTGAACAACTCCAAAGTAGGGTCTGCGTTTGACTTCCGCGTCATCAACACGACGACTGCGGGCGTCATCACGATGACCACCAACACTGGCTGGACAATCGGCTCCAGCGGTTCGCAGGGTCTTATGACCATTGCGGCTACCGCCGGCACCGTGCGGGCCTTCCGCGCACGTCGTCTGGGGGATAACTCCTGGGCGCTGTACGCGATTTCGTAACCGACCCGGCCCCTGCTTCGGCAGGGGCCGACCCTTAGAGGTTTGTATGGCCGTAATCTATCTACAGCACCCCCAGCACGGCACTAAGGTGGCCACTATGGACGCCGAAGCAATTTATGATGAAGAGTGCGGATGGATGCGCTATAATCCCGCCGCGCCGGCACCTGCGCCGGACGATGAACCTGTCAATGGGCTGGCCGTCCGACGGCGCCGCCCCCGCGTAACCAAAGAGGACGACAGCGATGGCAACGGCGGGTGATCAGATAAATGGGGCGCTTCGGCTTTTAGGCGTATTAGCAGAAGGCGAAACGCCTTCCGCCGAAACTTCGCAAGACGCTCTTAACGCCCTCAACCAAATGATCGACAGTTGGAACACGGAGCGGTTAGCCGTGTTTTCCACGCAGGACCAGGTTGAGACTTGGCCACCCGGCACAATTTCACGCACCTTTGGGCCGACCGGCGATATTGTGGGCGACCGTCCCATTTTGGTTGACGACAGCACCTACTTTCGCGATCCGGCTTCCGGCATTTCTTACGGCCTCAAGCTAATCAACCAGCAGCAATACAACGGCATCGCGGTCAAGACCGTAACCAGCACATACCCGCAAGTGCTGTGGATTAACATGACGTACCCTAACATCGAAATGTACGTTTACCCAGTACCAACCAAGGTGCTAGAATTTCACATTGTGTCGGTCCAACCCCTGACGCAACCCGCTAATCTGGCTACAACGCTGGCGTTTCCGCCTGGCTATCTGAGGTGCTTCCGGTACAACTTGGCTTGCGAAATCGCGCCTGAGTTTGGTGTTGAGCCTTCACCGCAAGTCCAACGTATCGCCATGACCTCTAAGCGCGACCTGAAGCGCGTCAACAACCCTGACGACATCATGGCGCTGCCGTACAGCATTGTTGGCACCCGCCAGCGGTTCAACATCTTTGCCGGCAATTACTAATGAAGACGCCGATCCTTGGGTCCACCTATGTAGCCCGCAGCGTCAACGCTGCGGACAGCCGCATGGTCAACCTCTTTCCCGAACTTGTACCGGAAGGCGGCAAGGAGCCGGCGTTTCTTCAGCGGGCGCCTGGCCTGCGTCGGCTTGCCTCTATAGGCACGGGGCCTATCCGTGGGTTGTGGCAATTTGGCGGCTATGGTTACGCTGTATCAGGTAACAAGTTATACAAGATTGATACGTCTTGGACCGCAACGGAATTAGGCGGGGTTAGCGGCAGCGGCCCGGTGTCTATGTCGGATAACGGTACGCAGTTGTTTGTGGCGGCCAACGGCCCCAGCTACATTTACAACTCCACTACCAACGTATTTCAACAAATTTTGGATGAAGATTTTCCCGGTGCGGTAACCGTTGGGTATCTTGACGGGTATTTTGTATTCAACGAACCCAACAGCCAAAAAATATGGGTGACAAGTTTGTTAGACGGCTTGTCTATTGAACCGCTGGATTTTGCCAGCGCGGAAGGTTCGCCTGACGGGCTTGTGTCGCTTGTGGTCAGCAACCGCGAAATTTGGCTGTTCGGCACCAATTCTACCGAGGTTTGGTACGACGCCGGCACCGCCGATTTTCCCCTTCAGCGCATTCAAGGCGCGTCTAACGAACTTGGCTGCGCTGCTGCGTATTCAGTCGCTAAAATGGACAACACCGTGTTTTGGCTAGGCGCCGATGCTCGCGGGCGCGGAATGGTGTACCGGGCCAACGGCTATGTCGGCCAGCGCGTTTCGACCCATGCGGTTGAATGGCACATTCAACAGTACGGCAATTTGTCTGACGCTATTGGCTACACATATCAGCAAGACGGCCATTCATTCTATGTGCTGATCTTTCCGCAAGCCAATACGACATGGGTGTACGATCTTGCAACACAAGCCTGGCATGAGCGCGCGGGCTGGAACAACGGAGATTTCACACGTCATCGCAGCAACTGCCAAATGTCGTTCAACGATGAAATTGTGGTAGGCGATTACGAAAACGGCAACATCTATGCTTTTGATCTTGACGTGTACGCAGACGACGGCCAAATCCAAAAATGGCTTAGGTCATGGCGGGCGCTTCCCACCATGCAAAATACGCTGCGACGCACAACGCAACACGCGCTGCAATTAGATTGCGAAACTGGCGTGGGGCTTAACGAAGCGCCTAACGCCGCGGATTTATACGACAGCGAAGTATTGCTTGGCGCGATTTTGACAGAAGCCGGCGATTTTTTGATTACGGAAAGCGGCGACTACATATACGCGCAACAATCTAATTTAATGACCATGATCCCTCGCGCCATGCTGCGGTGGTCTGACGACGGCGGTCATACCTGGTCTAACGAGCATTGGAAATCTATGGGCCAGATTGGCCAATTTGGTTTTCGTACCATTTGGCGCCGGTTAGGTATGACGCTTAAAATTCGCGACCGCGTGTACGAAGTGTCGGGAACTGACCCGGTTAAGATCGCCATAATGGGCGCCGAATTAGTCATAAGCCCCACCAATGCCTAGCCCCCCTAACGTCACAAATATCCCGGCTCCACGCGTTCCGATTATTGACGACCGGACAGGGCTATTGTCGCGCGAATGGTACAGGTTCTTCTTTAACCTGTTTAATCTTACCGGCGCCGGCGACAACTGGACTTCGCTGCAAGATGTTCAAGTAGGGCCGCCCGGCAGTCTTGACGATCAATTTGCGGCGGCCCAACAGCTTGCGGGCGTGTTGGGGGCGCCTGACAGTTCGGCACAAGAGTCGCAGATTGCCGTGTTGCAGAGCCAGGTGCAAGGGCTTTCTCTTATGCCTCCGCTCACGCCGCAGGCGCCTAACCCTGTTTTTGGGGCGTTTTACAGCACCGTAAACCAGCCCGATGGCTCCACTACAACGGCGTATCCGCTTGTCTACGACACAATCCAGATAGAGCGGAACGTTGAGTTGCAGGACCGCACGGCGACGTTTACGGCGACCCTCGGCCCTGCCAGCACCACCATGACGGTCACAGCAATCAGCGCCGGGCCGATCTACCCCGGCATGGTTATCGCCGGCACGGGCGTCACGGCTGGCACCTACATTGTGTCGCAGACCACTGGCACCGACGGCAGCACCGGCAATTACGTTGTCAGCACTTCTCAGACGGTAGGGTCCACGACTATTACCGGGACGTGCAAATCCAAAATAGTCGCGCGCGCGGCGGGCACTTACAACGTCCAGTTCAGCATCCAGTTCGTCAACACCGACGCCAGCATCCACGACACGGACGTATGGCTGCGGAAGAACGGCACAAACGTGGCCGGCACCAATAGCCAGTTCTCGGTGCCCAACCGTCATGGCGGCATAGACGGGCACCTGATTGGGGCGCTAAATCTGTTTGTGGAATTAGCGCCAAACGACTATGTTGAGTTGATGTGGGCGACCACTAACTCGGCTACTACAGTTCAATACATCGGGCCACAAACCGGTCCTGTGCGCCCGGCAACGCCGTCTGTTATTGTAACAATTTCTTTAGCTTCGGTGCCGTCTGTATGACCTTGGCGCTATTTTCCCCTATCCTCTCGACCGGAGCGCCTGCTAAGTATAGGCTGCTTGCCGCAAAACTAAAGGACCGACCCTATGGCCACCCTTAGCCCGCTGCCCAAACTGCAATTTTTTGACGCCGCTGGCGTACCGCTGGTTGGCGGAAAATTGTACTCATACGCCGCGGGCACCTCGACGCCATTGGCGACGTACACCAGCGAGTCGGGCACGGTTCCTAACACCAACCCGGTCATCCTTGACGCGCGCGGCGAAGCATCTGTTTGGCTGGGGTCTTCCGCGTACAAGTTGAAATTGACCACCTCAACAGATGTTGAAATCTGGACGGTCGATAATATCGACAACATTAGCCAAACCGATCTGGACGCGCTGGAAGCGTCTATTAAGGCTTATTATTCGGCATCGTCTGGTGCAACCCATGTAGGGTATATTCAAGACCTTGCTAACGCTACTGCTCGTACCGTCGAAAGCAAAGCAAGCGACATTATATCGCTGAAAGATTTTGGCGCGGTAGGCGACGGGGTAGCAAACGACACAACCGCCGTAAACAATTGGATAACGGCGGTGCTGGCGTCTGGCGGCGGCGCCGGGTATGTGCCAACAGGCATTTACCGGGTAACATCACAAATTACAATTGACTTGGTTAATTGCCGCACAACGGGCATTCGTTTATGGGGCGACGGCCCGCGCCGCAGCTATTTTAACAGCGATTATACCGCAGGCACTTGTTTTCGCCTTATCAACACCAACACCTCAGACGGGTATTTTTACACCTCGTTTGACGGTATAGGCTTTGAAGGCAACGTTGACGGCACGATGTTTGAGTTAGGCGACACTGCCGGCGGCGACGGCGGCAATAGCCTTAACTTCCGCAACATTACCATGAACAACTACTCAAGTGGCGTTAATGCTAAAACACTTATTATGACGCGCATTTTTGCGTCTACGTTTGAAAACCTGACTATTAACGGTTTGGGTGGCGCGACCAGCAACAGCATCGTAGTGACGTTGAACGAAGTGCAATTCAGCAACTTCAACAGTTGTTCGTTTGGTAATGGCAAAACGCTTTTGGTGTTTGGTACTGGCGCGTCTGGCTATTCATACGGCAACACGTTTACTAACTTGGACCTTGAAGAAGGTACCCTTTGCCTGTCTATCGACAGCGCAAACGCCACCAAGAATACCTTTCTTGGCGGTACGTTTGTCAGCACGTTTGGGGATTATTGCGTGGACGCCAACCTTGGCGACAGCAATATGTTCATCAACGTCAATTACGCTGCGTACAATATCGCCGCCTTTGACACTAAGGTCGGCGTTATTGATATGCGCCACAACCTTATGCGGTATTCGTCTGACTACAAATTCTTTATTCCCAACATTAACCAGTATAGCGCGGGCAACACCGGCTCCACTATACCCAACATTCAGTTCAATTCGTCGCTTGGCACCGACGACGCCCCAACCGTACTGACGGCGGCGCAGCAAGTTGGTTCGCTGTACGGCAAAGCGTATGACGGCGCGGCGTACCAAACAACGTCCCGCATTGACCTTTACAGCCTCGGCGCCCCGGTCACTTCTACATCTTCGCCCGGCAACATTCGGTTTTTTACCACTCCCTCAGCTTCGGTCACGCCCGTTATCCGTGCGGTAGTTTTAGAAACCGGTAACTTTGTGCCTGAAACCGACAACGCTTATTCGGTGGGGCAATCCGGTCAACGGTGGTCAGCTATTTGGGCCGCCAACGGAACCATCCAAACCTCGGACGCGCGCACCAAAACTGACATTACCGATGCCGCGCTGGGGCTTGATTTCATCAACGCCCTGCGCCCGGTGTCATACAAGTTCACGGTCGGCGGCACCCGCGTTATTGGGCAGGAATACGAGAACGACATTCCCGGCAAGGTGCTGACCGAGGACGTGCCTGGCCAACGCACCCACTGGGGTCTTATCGCCCAAGAAGTTAAGGCCGTCTGCGACGCTGCTGGCGTGGACTTTGGCGGCTGGCTGTTGACTGACAAAGACAACCCCGATAGCCAACAGGCGCTGCGGTACGACCAATTCATTGCGCCATTGATTAAAGCGGTGCAGGAGTTGTCGGCGCGGGTAGCGGTCTTGGAAGCTAAAGGTTAAGGAGTTTTAACATGGCCGTTACCGTAACCGTTCTGATCCCGGCCAAGACCGCCGAGAACGCGCAGACGACGCAATACACCTCAACCGGCGTGACGACGATCATCGACAAGTTTACGGCGACCAACTACAGCGCCGCAGCCGCGACGATCAGCGTCAATCTGGTCACGGCCGCTGGGTCCGCCGGCAACGACAACCTGATTGTTAAGACCAAGACGTTGCAGGCCGGCGAAACCTACACCTTTCCTGAGATTGTGGGCCAGATATTGGCCCCGAGCGGGTTCATCTCCACGATTGCCGGCACCGCGTCGGCGGTCAACATTCGCGCCAGCGGGCGCCAGGTGACGCAGTGACCATAACAATCCGCCGCCCTGAATACGCCGACCTAGGCCGATACACCGAACTGGCCGTTGAGTTTATTGCGGCGGCGCCGATCAGCAAACTTGTAGAAATAACACCCGACAACGTGGCGGATTTTTTGGTCCGCGCCATCGACAACCCCGATGTAGGCATGTGGATGGCGGTCAAAGACGGCGCCGTTGTTGGTATCTGCGGAGCGCTGCGGTACCCGCTGTACTTCGGCCCGCAACACATTATCGTGCAGGAGTTGTGGTGGTGGCTGACCCCTGACGCGCGAGGCAGCGGCGCAGGGCAGGCGCTGTACAAGACACTGGAAGATTGGGCCAAAGAAAATGGCGCCGCCGCTATCTTTATGATTGCGTTGGACGACGATAGGGTGGAAAAAACCAGTAAGTTTTACGCGCGCGCCGGGTATAAACCTTTGGAGCGCACGTTTGCAAAAGGGGCCGGTTCATGGCTGTAGCAACTTCAACGGCAATTCTTGGCGCCGCAGCGTTGGGCACCGGCGCTAGTTTGTACGGCGCCAGCCAAGCGGCCAAAGCGCAAAAGTCCGCAGCTAACCGCGCCACCGACGCGCAAATGGCGATGTTCGAGCGGCAGCTTGAACTGCAAGAGCCTTTTCGTGAAGCTGGCTTAACCGCACAAAATCGGCTGTTGACGTTGCTGGGTTTAGGCGCGGATCCCAATGCGGCGGACTTTGGCAAATACGCCCGCGATTTTGGCATGAAAGATTTTCAGACCGATCCTGGTTACGGGTTTCGGTTAAACGAGGGTATGAAGGCGCTGGAACGGTCGGCGGCTGCGCGGGGCGGCCTGTTGTCGGGTTCAGCGTTAAAAGGTAGCCAACGGTTTGGGCAAGACTTGGCGTCGCAAGAGTATATGAACGCTTTTAACCGCTACCAAACCAACCGCGCCAATCAACTCAACCCGCTGCAAAGCCTCATGGGCGCGGGCCAAACCAGCGCGAATGTTTTAACCGGCGCGGCGGGCCAAACCGGACAAGGCATGGCGAACTCTATGATGGCTGCCGGCGCCGCCCGCGCGAGCGGCTACACTGGCATGGCCAGCGCGCTGAACCAGGGCCTTAGCACGGGCGCCAATCTGTACATGCAATATCCGCTGTACCAAGCAATGAGCCAGTATTACAGTCGCCCTAGCTACGGCCAAGTATCAGGCGCTAATGTAGGCGGCCCTGGCGGCCTCTAAGGAGACGGAACTATGGTAGATTACACTATCGCGAACCAAATCCGTCCCTTCCAACTGCCTGACATTGCCGGCATCGCGGGCGCCATGCAGGGGTTGGAACTGAACCGTATGCGGTCGCAACAACTTCAAGCCGCCGAGCAGGAACGCAACGCGCTGCGCGGTCTTATGGCTGACCCAAACTTTGATATTTCTTCACCTGAAGCCTCGCGCCGCATCTTGCAAGTGGCCCCGACCATTGGAGGACCGGCGTATAACGCCGCCCTTTCAGGACGCCGCGAACTACGCCAAAGCGAAACGGCTGCGGCAGAGGCAACACTGAAAAATTTTGAGTTAAGCCGTGAAAGTTTGCGTGGTATTTCGGCGCTCCCTGAAGGCGACCGTCAGGCCGCTTGGGAGGCTTGGCGCGCGCGGACTGAAGCTACTGTGCCGGGCACTCGCGGGTTTATCCCGCCCGCGTATTCAGATGAGGCTTTTGCGGCGATGATTTCTAAAGCCGATGAAATCGCCAAAAACCTGACTGAGCGGCCAGTGGTAACTCAAGTGCCAGGATTTCCGCCATTTTTGACGAACCCGCGCACAGGCGTAACACGACCGGCCACAGAAGCGAATGCTCCGCCAGCCGCACCGCCCGCCGCGCCCCGCGCCGAAGGGCCTCCAATGTCGCCGGGCCAAACAGCCGCGGCACCGCGGTCGCAATCTACCGATCCTTTGTTGATTGACGCGGCTATTCGTCGAAACGAAGGCACCGCGCGCAATCCCGCGTCGTCGGCTGTTGGCCCATATCAGTTTATCGACAGCACATTTGTGGACCAGTTCCGGCGCAGTTTTCCCGACGTAGCGCGAAACCTGCCGCCGGAACAGATTTTGACATTCCGCGGCGCCCAAACGCCTGACGGCCGGCGCGTGGAAGATGTTATGGGGCCAGCGCTTACCACGCAAAATCAGCAGGCGCTGGTGCAGGCAGGGTTTGCGCCGACAGCGGGTAACACTTACCTCGCGCATTTCTTGGGTTCTGGCGGCGCGCGAGCCGTTTTGCGGGCCGATCCAAACACGCCTATATCTCAGTTGGTGTCCCGCGAAGCTATCGCCGCCAACCCGACTATTTTAGGTGTCCCCGGCGTAACCGCTGGGCAGATCGTGCAGTGGGCTAACAACACAATTGATATGGGTCCGCGCGACGCGCGGCGGGCGCTAACCACGCCGAATGCCATGGCGGCGCCGGGCGCTACCACCAACGCCATGCTGGCGCCGCAAGACGCCACGGCGATGGGACAACCGCAATTGCCGACGTTCGCTCCGCCGCGCTCGATAGCAGAGGCGTTATATCAAAAAAACATGATGGATTTAGCGGTTGACCTAGAAAAGAAGCGCCTCGAAGCCGAGCGCCGCCGCGGCGAACAGCCTGAGCGAGTGCAAGAAGCGGGGCAAACATCTGAAGCGCAAAGGCGCGGGGCATTGACCGCCGAGCAAGAGCGCGACGAGCGTAAAAAGCAAGAAGGCCGCACAAACGTCAACACCACACTTGGTAAAATGTTTGCGGCTTACGAGCGCCTAAACGAAATTGGCGGCATCCCCAGCGAGACAAGAGGTACGGGCGGTAACATCGCCGCGTATGCTGCGGGCACCGCCCCCGGCCAAGCAGTCGGACAAGCGCTGGGTACCCGCGCTCAATCTGTGCGAAACGAACTTCAAAGCCTTGCGCGCACACTCATAACCGACATTAAAAATTCGACGGGGATGTCGGCGCAGGAAATGAACTCCAACGTCGAATTGCAACAGATGTTAGCGGCAGTGTCTAGCCCAACGCAGTCTATTGAGTCTGTGCGCGCCATCATTCAAAACCTTAGCGAGCGGTATGGGCTAGGCCAAACATTTGCGCCGCCCGCCCCCGCGCAAGCCCCCGCCGCCGCGCCAGCGACGCGCCCGGCTGAAGGTGTGCCGGGTCCGCGGCGCGGGGCGGCGGCCCCGGCGGGGCGCCCAACCTTAGAACAGTTCCTTGAGCGCGCCCGGCCCGCCAACCCTAACGCATCAATCGAAGACCTTACGGCGTACTACAATCGCACATACGGGGGCCGCTGATGGTTGATATTGTCGATCCGTTTCGCCAACCATCGCCGACCATTGTAGACCCTTTTTCGGGCGTCGCCGTTACCGATCCTTTCGCCGGCGCCGCAGCGCCCGACACGTCAGTCGCGCAGAACGTCGGCGTGGCTGCACGGGCGGCGTATCCGCAGGCCACGGCGGCCGGTCTTGGCGCGCTGGTAGGGTCGCGCTTTGGCGCGCCTGGCGCCCGCGTCGGCGCCGCGCTTGGCCCTCTCGCGTTAGGTTTGGGCGACATCGCCGCAACCGGATACAACGTCGCGGCGCCGTACATCGGTACGCCGCAGGTGTCCACGCCGTCTGAACTGATCCAAAGCGGGTTTGAGCGCGGGGGCTTTGGCGCCCGCCCGCAGACGCCCGAGCAAGAACTGTTGAGCGCGGGCGTTTCCGGTGGGGCAAGCGGTGCCGCGCAAGCCGCTGCGTTTAACGTGCTGGCCCGGCGGCTAGGCCCTACCGTGGCGCGGAACGTGTTCGCCCAGTTAGGGCAGCAACCCGTTGTCCAAGCCGGCGCAGGCGCAGGCGCGGCCATGGCGCCTACGGCGCTGCGCGAGTATGCCGACGTGGAAGACCCTTACGCGCTTATGGCGTCCAGCTTGGTTGGCGCCGTTTTGGGCGGTAAAGCCACGGCTGCTGCCGGCAACGTCGGCCGGGCGGCGATGGACCTACCGCGCATGGCGACGACGCCGACGACAACCGAAATACGCAACCAGGCCCAGCGGGCGTATCGGCAAGCTAAATCGGCGGGGGTAACGTATGACCCAGCAGCAGTCACCCAGTTTGGAGACGATCTAGCTGTTACGCTGCGTAATGAAGGGTTTGACGCCACTCTACACCCGAAAGCAAGCGCGGCACTGCAACGTATTCAAGAAGCTGGCCAGCCTGCTGCGCCGGGGGCGGCTGCCGCGCCAGTGTCTTTTGAAGACCTTGACATCTTGCGCCGTGTTGCGCGCGGCGCCCGCCTTAGCGACAACGCCGATGAGCGTCGCATCGGGCGAATGATCATAGACAAATTGGATAGTTTTGCGCTTCGGCCGCCGTCAAACGCGGTCTTAAGCGGCGACGAAAAGGGCGCCGGCACTGCTATCCGCGAAGCGCGCAGCCTGTGGTCGCGCATGAGCAAAAGCAGCGAAATTGAAGATTTGGTGGAGAACGCCAAACTGTCCGCGCAAGGCGTTGGCGGGCGGATGGATGAGGCCATTCGCGCGCAGTTTGCCTCTTTGGCCCGCGACATTAACAAAGGCCGCAACCCTGGCTTTACCCCAGAAGAAGTGGCCAACATCGAGCGCATCGCCAAGGGCGAAACGATGCGCTTTGGCACTCGCGCTGTTAGCGCGCTGGCGCCTAGTTCTACCCTTCGCGGCCTGACTACGGCGGCCACGCAGGCGGGCGGCATGGCGCTGGCGGCGAATGATCCTTACGCAGCAGCGTTTGCTATCCCAACCATGGCGGTGGGCATGGGCGCCCGCGGCGCCCGAAACGCAATGGCGCAGATAGACGCTGCTCGATTGGCCGCCGGTGTGCGGCGCGGTGATGTGACAGCGCCCTTTGCGGCGCGCCCGGTGCCATTGATGTCGCCTACGTTGCAGCAGATACTGTCGCAGACGGAACCCGAACCCGCCAACGCTTTTGCTCGCTAGAGGCCGCCCATGACGCAAGACTTGTACAACATCATCGTGGGCATAGCCGGCGCCGCGATTGGTTGGATGATGAAAGTGGTGTGGGAGAGCGTCAGGGCGCTGCAGACCGACATGAAGGCCATTGAGCGCGAACTGCATACAAGCTACGTCAGCAAGGACGACTACAGGGCCGACATCCAAGAAATCAAAGAGATGTGCAAAGCGATCTTTGAGCGGCTTGAGCGTAAGGCCGACAAGTAATGGAACTGCCCAAGCTGACGCCTGTTGTGCAGTTTGCGACGGCCAGCTTCGCGCTGGCTGTTGGCGGCTACTCTGCGGGTGAAAAGTTTGGCTGGTTCAAGAACGAGATTATCGCGTGGGCGCCGGAGCATTTCAGGATCGTCGACACCAAGATTGGCCAGCCCGTTACGGTAACAGTGGCGCGGGTCAAAAAGCGCGACGACTGTTCGGTCGAAGGGTTCGAGGTGACCGTGCGCGATGGCGCTGGCGTTATCCACCAGGCCACACCAAGCATGACGCGGTTCACCGGTCCCGCTGGCCCTGCGATCGACACCTTCACCTACCTGCTGGACATTGCCGACAAGGAAACCATCGCCCAAGGACGGGCGACGCTGTTGGCTACTATTAAGTACAAGTGTCCTGAAGGTGAACGGACTGTCACCTATCCTCGACACCAAAACCTGACCTTCATGTTGGAGCGATAGGATGGACCAGCTTCTGAACCTTGTCCGCACGGTCGCGCCGTCCATCGCCAGCGCCGTCGGCGGCCCTCTGGCCGGCATGGCCACACGCGCCATTTCTGAGGCTCTGCTGGGCAAGCCAGACGGCACCGAGGCCGAACTGACTGAGGCCGCGGCCAAGGCCACACCGGAACAGCTTCTGGCGCTGAAGACCGCCGAGCAGGACTTCGCGGTCAAGATGCGCGAGTTGGACATCGACCTAGAACGCATCGCCAACGCCGACCGTGACAGCGCCCGCAACCGCGAGGTAGCGGCGAAGGATTGGACCCCGCGCATTTTGGCTGGGCTAATCACAGCGGGGTACTTCGGCGCCCTGTTCTACATGCTGCAAAACGGCCTGCCGCAGCACGGCGGGTCTGAGGCCTTGTTGATCATGCTGGGTACCCTTGGCACGGCTTGGGGCGGCGTTGTAGCGTATTACTTTGGCAGCAGCGCCGGCAGTAAAGAGAAGACCGACGCGATGAATAGGATGGCTCGCAGGTGATCACTTCCAAGTTAATGCAGGGTTTGGGTTGGACCGATCCGGTCGAATGGGCCGCAGTGTTGGACGACGCCTGCAACCGCCACGGCATCATCACGTCCAAGCGCATCGCCATGTTCCTAGCCAACACGGGCCACGAGAGCAACGGCGGCCGCGCCATCCGCGAGAACTTGAACTACAAGCCCTCTGCGCTGGTGGCGCAGTGGCCCAAGTACTTCTCGCCCGAATACGCCGAAGAGGTGGGCCGCACGGACGCGCACCCGGCGGATCAGAAGGCCATTGCCGAGGCGGCTTATGGCGGGCGCATGGGCAACAAGAACCCTGGCGACGGCTGGCGCTTCATCGGCCGCGGGCTAATGCAGACGACCGGGCGGTACAACTACGAAAAGCTGGCGCAGACCATGGGTATGCTGGTAGATGATCTGCCAAGCTGGATCGAGACTAAAGAAGGCGCCGCCGAGAGCGCGGCGTTCTACTGGGCCGCCAACGGCTGCAACGAACTGGCCGACGCTGACGCGCTGGACAAGTGCCGGCAGCGGATCAACGGCGGCCTGATCGGCATAGTGGATGTGCGCGAGCGGTATATTAAGGCGCTGGGCTTGTTGACGTAAGCAGTTCCCGCCGCTCGCGCATGGCGCGGAGCGCGGTGAACCGCTGGTGCATACGGATCATCAGGGTAGTGCGACGCTCGCCCTGACGTTCTTCTTCGATTAGGTTGGCCAACTCGTCTTCGCGCAGGCTGCTCAACCGGGCGTTCAATTCCCGCCAATTCATTCTTTCGGTCCCTTCAGTTCGTCCAAGGCCATGTCTGAGATGGCGCGTTTGTCATAAAGCCCGGCCCATATACGCTCGTCAATGGTTTTGTTGCAGAGCAGGACATAGACCCAGACCGGCGCGGTCTGGCCGCCGCGGTGCAGCCGCCCGACGACCTGCTCGTACAGTTCGAGCGACCACGGGATTGACATCAGCACCATCTTGTTGCCGCCATACTGAAGGTTCAGCCCGTGCCCGGCCGACTTGGGGTGGATCAACAGCAGTTCGACCTTGCCGGCGTTCCACCGGGCGATGGCGTCGGGGTCGTCGATCGTCACGGCATGGGGGTAGCGCCGGCGCAACTCGGCCAGTTCTTCCTTGTAATTGTAAACGACGATGGTGTTGTCGCGCTGGTTGCCCTCTAAAATATCGTGCAGCAGGTCGAATTTATGGTAAGAAAACCAGACCGCTTCCTGAATGGGTGTAAATTTTCCGGCGATCTCATGTGCTAGGCTCTGGCTATTGTAAACGAACCCGCTGGACATCTGCTGTAGCTTGCTGGTGACCGCAGCGGCTGACAGCGCCGTGATCTGCTGGCCGTCCAACTGCACCAAGAAGTCCTTCTTCATCTGCTCATACGGCAGGCGGTCGGTCATGTTGCAGCGCATCTCAACCACGTTCAGCGGCGGCAGCTTGTCCTGGTACTCGCCTGGCTCCAGCACGAATGTGGCTGGGCGAATGGCGTCCATGACCGCAGCCAGCGCGTCCTTGCGCGGCGCCCACTCGCCGTATTCGCGGTTGATGCAGACAAAATACTTCTGCAAGAACGCGCCCTTAGACCGGCCCAGCAGCGCCTGATCCACCATCTTGCACTGGCCAAACACGTCCTCAAGACCGTTGCTGGTGAAGCTGCCGGTCAGGCCCCAGCGGTATTTAAACCAGCCGATGATCTTCTCCAGCGCCTTGAAGCGCTTGCCGGCGGGGTTCTTCAGCCGGGTCAACTCGTCGAACACGATGCCGTCAAACGGCCCGATCCCGCCGGGGATGCGTTCAATGTTGTCGTAGTTCGTCACCACCACCTGCGCGTCGCCCGCGAAGGCGTCCACGCGCTGCTTGGGCGTCCCGACGGCCACAGCCACCTTCATGTCCGGCGCCCACTTGGGCGCCTCGACCGGCCAGACATCCGTGCAGACGCGCTTCGGCGCCAGCACCAGCCAACGCTTGACGTGCCCGTCGGCCAGCATGGCTTGCATGGCGGTCAGCGTGATAGCCGTCTTGCCCGCCCCCACCGGGGCTAAGATCATCGCGCGGTCGTGCGCGTAAAGGAAGTCCGCCGCGGTATCTTGGTAGGGCCTTAACCGCAATTCGTTGCCCATTGGTCCACTTGCTCCTTCGTCCAGAGGCAGACATAACGCTGCCCCAATCGTTCCATTTCCTGCGCGAACACCTTCTGCAACGGCGCCAGGCGGCCGCCCTTGGTCTTCAACTCCACAAACCAAGTCTGGCCGTCTGGCAGGCAGACCACCCGATCCGACACGCCACGGTGGTTGGTCGACTTGAACTTGTAGGCCACGCCGCCCATACGGACGACGTGCCAGACCAAGTGCCGCTCTATTTCACTCTCACGCATAAAATTCTTTTACCCCCGATTTAGGACTTGTGCAACAGGTTCTGTTGCGATATACGGATGCCACACACTTCGAGGGGAAGTCAAATGGCACCACATTCCAACATCGTCGGCGGGTCGACCGCCAAGCGGGTCATCGCCTGCCCGGCCAGCGTCAAGCTGGCGCAGCAGATGCCGCCTAAGCCGTCGTCCAAATACGCCGACGAAGGCACCCTGCTGCACAACATCATGGACGCGGTGCTGATGGACAACCGCGCGCCCGACGAGTTCATCGGCACGACGTTGAACGACGTGACCGTCACTGAGGAACTGATCGAGGATAAGGTGGCGCGGGCGTTGGCCGCACTGATCGAGATCGACCCGGCCTGTGAGATGGAATACGAATGTGAAACCATCGTGGGCTTCGGCGACGCCCTGCCCGACGTGTTCGGCTCTGCCGACCTCATCGGCCGCATTGGCAACCGCGCCATCGTGCTGGATTGGAAGTTCGGCGACGGCGTTGACGTGCCGGTGGAAGAGAACCCGCAGGCGATGTTCTACGCTGCGGCGGCCATGCGGACGCCCGCCGTGCAGTGGGCGTTTGACGGCGCGACCGAGATCGAATGCGTCATCGTGCAGCCGACCGCCCGCGTACCTGTCAAGCGTTGGTTGACAACTCCCGACCGCATCCGCGCCTTCGAGCGCGACCTGTTCGCAGCCGTCAGGGCGGCGCTGGGGCCGAAGCCTGACATGGCCGCCGGCGACCACTGCCGCTGGTGCCCGGCCAAGCCGATCTGCCCGCTGTTGACCGGCAGCGTCGACCGCGCGTTGCAGGCACAGATCAAGGCGCTGGACGCGCCGCTGATCGGCGAGATGCTGACCAAGGCTGACCTGCTGGAGCAGTGGATCACGGACCTGCGGGCGCTGGCGTTTCAGATGTTGCAGGCAGGCGGCACGGTGCCCGGCTTCAAGCTGGTGCCGAAGCGTGCCACCCGGCAGTGGGTCGATCCCGAGAAGGCGCGGGCTGCGCTGGAAGACCTCGGGCTTGACCAGACAGAATTGATGGAGACAAAGTTGTTGTCGCCCGCGCAGGCCGAGAAGGTGCTGAAGAAGCACAAGCTGGCCATGCCCGACGACTTGATTGTCGCCATCTCATCAGGTGACACGCTGGCACCCGAGGATGATCCTCGCCCAGCGTCGTTACAGATCGGCCGTCAGTTGGCGGCTGCTCTTGGTAAACTCTCGTAAAGGAACGGTAAAATGAACGAAGTCGCGAAATTCGGTAACGCTAACCTCCCCTCCGTGCAATCGCTGGCGCAGTCCCTGCGGTCGATGGACACCGGCGTGGCCCTTGGCAATACGGTCATCCTGAAGATGGACAAGACCGGCCATTGGGTCTTCGGCGCTGACCAGACCGAAGTGGAAGACGACAGCACTTGGGCAGTCAATCCGTTCTCCTTCACCCATGGCTTCATCGCGTGGGGCGACGGTGACGTGCTGGGTGAGAAGATGGTGCCGGTGTCGCATCCCCTGCCGGAACTGGAGCCTGCCCCGGCTGGTTCCAAGCGCGGTTGGGAAACGCAGGTGGGCATGTCCCTCCAGTGCATGAGCGGCGAAGACAAGGGCATGGAAGCCCGCTTCTCGACCACCTCGGTGGGCGGCAAGCGCGCCGTTCAGGTGCTGGCGCTGGCCATCGCCACGCAGGTGGAGAAGGATCAGTCCAAGCCTGTGCCGGTGGTGCGCCTAAAGAAGGAACACTACACCCACAAGTCCTACGGGCGCATCTACACGCCTGTGTTCGACGTGGTGTCGTGGGTGAGCCTTGAAGGCCCTGCCGCTGCGGAGCCTGAAGCCGAGGCAGAAGCCGAGGAAGAGGCGCCTGCGCCTGCTGACACGGGCCGCCGTCGTCGTCGCGCGGCCTGAGAAGGAATGGCCCTCGGCGCAAGCCGGGGGCCTTTTCAGCATGATCCTCTGGCTTGACTTTGAAACCCGCAGCCGCTGCGACCTGACCAGCGCGGGCGTTTACAATTACGCGCAGGACGGCAGCACCGAAGTGTTGTGCATGTCCTACGCCTTCGACGATGAGGACGTGGTGACCTGGCAGCCGGGTCAACCTTTCCCTGACCGCGTGGCGCAGCACCGGGGCCAGATACGCGCCCACAACGCCGCCTTCGAGCGGCTGGTCTTCTGGTATGTGTTGGCGCCCGAGCATGGCTTCCCCGAGCCGGCGCTGGAGCAGTTCTATTGCACCGCAACGCAGGCGCGGGCCAACTGCGCGCCCGGCAGTCTGGAGGACGTGGGGCGCTTCGCCGGCGCGGGTATGAAGAAAGACCACCGCGGCGCCCAACTGATCCGCGCCCTGTCGATCCCCAAGCCCGACGGCACCTTCCGCGAGGACGCCGATCTGCTGGCCGAGATGGTGGCTTACTGCGAACAGGACGTGCGCGCCATGCGCGCCGTCAGCAAGGCCATGCGCGACCTATCTGATGAAGAACTGGCCGACTACCATGTAAACGAGCGGATCAACGACCGTGGGGTGCTGGTGGACACCGCGCTGTGCGGTGCTGCGGTGCGCTACGCCGCCGACGAATTGGTCGAAATCCAGCAGACCGTGCGTGAGGTGACCGAGGGCGTCATCACCAGCGTCAGAAGCCCCAAGATGCGGGCGTGGGTCGAACACCGGGTGGGCGCGCAGGCGCGCAAGCTAATGACCGTCTGGAAGGACGGGGTGCCCAAGGTGTCGATCGACAAGACCGTGCGCGCCAACCTGCTGGCACTGGCCGATGAGAACGCCGACGAAGTGCCGCCCGACGTGGCCGAGGTGATCCAGTGCGCCGATGACCTGTGGGCCAGCAGCGTGGCCAAGTTTAGCCGTGCGGCGGCGCTGGCCGACGCCGAGGACCAGCGGGTGCGCGGCGCGTTTGTCTTCGCCGGCGGCGCTGCCACAGGCCGGGCCAGCAGCTACGGCTTGCAGGTCCACAACTTCCCGCGCAAGTGCGCCGAGGCGCCCGACGACGTGCGGCAGGCCATGGTGCGCGCACATCAGATCGTGCCGCGCTACGGCAAGCGCGTCACGGACGTGCTGAAGGGGATGCTGCGCCCTGCCCTGCTGCCGTCGCCCGGCAAGGTGCTGGTGGCGGCGGATTGGTCGGCCATCGAGGCGCGCGTGAACCCGTGGTTGTCCGGTGCCGGCGACGACAAGCTGGAACTGTTTCGCACCGGCAAGGACGTTTACAAGGTCAACGCCATGGCGACCTTCCGCGTGGCCATGGACGAGGTCACCAAGGACCAGCGCCAGGTCGGCAAGGTGCAGGAGTTGGCCTGCGGCTTCGCGGGCGGCGTGGGCGCCTTCGCTGCCATGGGGCGCGTCTACGGCGTTCACATGCCTGAGAGCGAGGCACAGCGCATGGTTGACGCGTGGCGCCGGGCGAACCCGTGGGCCGTGCCGTTCTGGCAGGGGTTGGAGGGCGCCTATACCCGCGCCATGCGGAACAAGGGCCATGAGTTCAGCGCCGGGCGGGTGACGTATTTGTTCGACGGGGTGCATCTTTGGTATGCGCTGCCCTCTGGTCGTGTGCTATGTTACCCCTTTGCGAAGCTAGAACCGGATGGGGTCACCTATGCTAAAGCCTCATGGAAGCCCGGCGCGGACGCTACCGAGTGGCCGCGCGCCCGCCTGTGGCGCGGGCTGGCCTGCGAGAACGTCACGCAGGCAGCGGCCCACGACCTGCTGCGGCACAGCCTGCGGCGGCTAGAGGCGGACGGGCAGGACGTGGTGCTGCATGTGCATGACGAAATCGTGGTCGAAACGGCCGACCCCGACGCCACCGTCGCCGCTATGGAGCGGGCGATGTGTGTGCCACCGAATTGGGCGGGCGGCATCCCGCTCAATATCGAGGCCGAAGTGATGACGCGTTACGGGAAATGAGGAGGGAAAGATGGATTTCATAGAGTTTCTGGAAAGCCTGGCGCCGCAGCGGGAGACGCTGCTGGTGGTCAGACAAAAGCCTGTCATGCGCGAGGGCGCGCAGGTGCTACACGCGGACGGGTCGCCGAAATACACCTGGCCGGCGTTCCTGCCGTCCAAGCGGAAAGGGGAGGGGGCCTGGTATGCGAACACCGGCTCCTTCATCTTGGAGCGGTTCAAGGACGGCCAGCCGTCGGCCTCGTCGGCCAATTGCGAATACGTCCTTGTGATGATGCTGGACGATGTGGGGACCAAGGCGAAGACGCCGCCCCTGCCGCCGACCTGGATCATGGAAACCAGCGAGGGGTCGTTCCAATGGGGCTACGCCTTCAGCGACCAGCCCACTAAGGGCGAGTTCACCGCAGCCATGGACGCCATCGCGGCGGCTGGCTACACCGACCCCGGCGCGACCAACGCGGTGCGGAACTTCCGCCTGCCGGGCAGCGTGAACCTGAAGCCCGGCCGTGGTGAGTTCAAGGCCCGGCTGGTCGAGTTCTACCCCGACCGCGAGTTCACCCTGCCGCAGATATGCGAAGCGCTGGGCGTCGCGCCTGCCGCGGCTGACACGGCGGCGCAGCGCGCGTTCAAGCTGCGCGACACGGGCAAGGACAGCGTTCTGGGCTGGCTGAACGAGCAGGGCCTAGTCCTGTCTGGCGTCAACGCCGAGGGCTGGCTGGGCGTCGTCTGCCCCAACCATGGCGAGCATACCGACGGCCAGATCGGCGCCCGCTACAAGCCGCTGGATCGGTCCTTCTGCTGCTACCACGGCCACTGCGAGCATCTGGACACGCGGGCCTTCTTGGGATGGGTGGCAGACAACGGCGGTCCCCGCGTCACGCCCGGCTTGCGCGATGAGTTGCTGGCCGAACACATGGCGCGGGCCATGGACAAGCTGGCGCCCACAGCCGAATACCCTGACCGGGCGGCGGAGATCATCGCCGAGGTCGACCGGAAGGAGGCCAGCCGGGTCCAGAAATCGCAGTGGTATGAGCGTTTCGCCTATGTCGTGTCGGACGACAGCTTCTTCGACCTTCAGGAACGCCGCGAGATTACCCGGTATTCCTTCAACGCCTTGTTCCGGCATGTGCCCTGCAAGTCGATCCACAACGCCCGCAAGATCGAGGCCGCCACCTGTTTCGATGAGAACCGTCAGGCCATGGGCGCGCGGGTGCTGGAGGGCGTCACCTACGCCGCCGGCGAGAGCGTGCTGGTCACGCGCAATGGCGTCGTCTATGGCAACCGCTGGCGCGATGGCCGCCCCGACGTGTCGAAGGTGGCGCATGAGGACATCAGCATCTGGCAGCAGCACTGCCGGCGGCTGGTGCCAGACGAGGCCGAGTTGAACCACCTGTGGGACATCATGGCCTTCAAGACGCAGAACCCGCGCGTCAAGATCAACCACGCCGTATTGCACGGCGGCCATGGCGGCAGCGGTAAGGATACCATGTGGGCGCCGTTCCTGTGGGCCGTGTGCGGGCCGGGGCTGGTCAACCGGGGGCTGGTGGATGGCGATTCGCTGAACAGCCAGTGGGGCTACGCGCTGGAGAGCGAAGTGATCATCCTGAACGAGTTGAAGGAGCCGGAAGCCGCCACCAGGCGCGCGCTGGCCAACAGGCTGAAGCCCATCATTGCCGCGCCGCCTGAGATGCTGACGGTCAACCGTAAGGGCCTGCACCCCTACGATACCGTCAACCGCGCCTTCGTGCTGGCCTTCAGTAACGACCCGGTGCCGATCACGATCAGCAGCGATGACCGCCGCTGGTTCGTGCTGTGGTCGCAGGCGCCCATCATGGCCGAGGCCGAGGCCAAGCTGATCTGGCGCTGGTACAAGGAAGGCTTGGGGTTTGAGAAGGTCGCCAAGTGGCTGCACAGCCGCGACGTGTCGGCGTTCAACCCCGGCGCGGCGCCTGTGCTTAACGACGCTAAGGCCAACCTGATCGAGCATAGCATGAGCATGGCCGAAAGCTTCATTGTCGAACTGATCCGCAACCGCCAAGGCGACTTCGCCAAGGGCGTCATTGCCTCGCCCTTCCATGCCGTGTGCGACCGCCTGAGCGGCTTGGCCCCGCCAGGCGTCAAGATACCGCAGCCCGCGCTGCTTCACGCGCTGAAGGAAGCCAAGTGGGTGGATGTTGGCAGGGTGGGGACGGTCGAGTTGATGAACAAGAAGCACATCTTTGCGACGCCCGAGATGGCGAAGAAGTATTCGAAAAGCGACCTCCGGCGCATTGTAGAAGAAGAGGCCGCGCCGAAGGTGGTCAACCTCAAAGCGGTGGGTTAGGGCGGCCCATCGTTTCATTAGGCTGGATGCGGACCTCTTTATTGGGCCACGTCCAGCACTGCCCTGTGGCGTCTTGGAAGCAGACCCACAACAGGTCTGCCTCCGGCCCGTAATCTATCACCAGGTGCGCCCACGCCCGCCCCTTGGGCGTCAACAGCGGCAGGGGCGGGTTCAGTTGCTGGATCAAGCCTTTTCTCCCAGCGCCGCGCGCGTTTCCGGTTTCAACTTGTCCCAATCGCCGCGCCAGACATGCTTCGCCAAATCCTGCACAGCAGCGCGCAGCTTTTCGATTTCATCTCTGGCCTCTTGGTAATCAGATAGGTAGGCATGGTTTGAGGCGGCGAGTTTCGCGTTCTCCGCCTTCAACGTAACCGCCTCGGCGCAGAATTGCGTGGTGCTTTGACCCCGCGCGCAACCGCCAACCTTCAGTTTTTCGTTCTCTGCCTTCAGCGCATCACGCTCGGCGGCGAGGGAGCGGAGGGCGGCGGCACGGATGGGGAAGTTGTCGATGTCGCAGCCGCCCGCCATGCGGAGGGCATCTTCCGTGGTGATGGTCATGTCAGCACCGCCAGCGCCAACGCCAACGTCAGCACCACAAGCGATTTAATAATTCGCTCTACCACCCGCTCCAGCCGCAGGATAGCTGTGCGCTGAGCCGATCCATCGGCCTCCAGCCACTCCACCCGCGCCTTTAGCCGGGGCTCTGGCCTGTCGCCTTCTATGAGGGCGCGCAGCATCTCCGCGCGCTCTAGTTCCCTATCTTTCATTGCCCTTCCTCCTTTTGTGGCACGAACAGCTTGCGCGCCCGCAGAACGTGCGGGCAGGCCTCTTGCGTTTCTGTCAGGGTGGCGATGGTGCTACGCAGCCGCGCCGCGCCCCACAGGTCGCCCTCGCGCTCGGCAAGGGCTAGGTTGTCTTGCAAGCGCTCCAGAAAGGTCTTCATGCTGCCTCCGTGCCGTAGAACGGCTTCAAGCCCTTCAGGGCCTCGTATAGCTTGCGCTCTGGCGTCGGCATAACGTCAGGGTCCAGCCCGTCCAAATTGAACGGGCCAGGCTGGCCATCCAGCCCGTCCTGCCACGCCCAGGCCAGCGACCAATACGCCGCCTCCGCCACCTTCAGAAACGCCTTCAGGCGCGCGTCGGCGTCGTCGGCGCGCAGATCGGCAAGCTGCGCCCGCTGGTAGTGGTGCCATGCGATCTCGCATTGCGCCTTGTGCGCCTGCTCCAGTTCGGCCACGCGCTTGCGTAGCCCGTCATGTGTTAGGTCGTCCATTGTCCCTCCTAGTCTGCCGTCCGGCAGCGGCTGCATAATCTATTACCGGGGCCATAACTGTCAAACATTATTTGACAGCGCAGGCACTTGCGCGGCGTGTAGCCCTTATCCTCGCGCTCGCGTGTGGGGCTTTTATGGTAGGGGCTATACGCCCCGCGCTTGGCCCACCAGGTCGAGAGCGTCTTAGCCGACACGCCCACGGTCCTGCTGATGGCCTCCCATGTCGTGCCCTTGCGCCGTTCATGCGCGATGAAATCGACATGGGCGGCGGCGATGCCTTGCGGCAGGCGGTTGTCAGGCTTTGGCATGGTGCGCCTTCCAGACCTGCTCGGCCTCGTCTAGCTGGCGTCCAAGCGCGGCTAGGGTGCGCTGGATGCGCCAATGCTCTTCGCTGCCGTCCCATGTCTGCTTTAGCAGTTCCTCATGGGTCTGGATGCTCGCCATCAGCACGCGCAGGCTACGGAACGGCATGGGTTCAGTAATGATCATCTTCGTCTTCCCCAATGGTTGTCTCGATGTAATACGCCAGCAGGGCCAACAGCCCTCCGCCTAGCAGCAGCCCCGCAATGATAACGCGAAGCCAATCCAAAATTGTCATTGCATCCCCCTCGGGTGCGGTGTAACGTGTTCTTGTGCGTGGGCGGCTTTCCCTCCCCGACAAGCCCACGCACCGCCCGCCGGGTTGAGCATCTGCCTCACGGCTCCCCGGCGGGCGGCCCTTTCATGGGTGTCGGGTCGTAATCCCACCCCGGCAGGTAAACCGTCACGGCGTAGCGCTCCCCGGAGAACGTCACCGCCTTGATGCGCGCCAGCCTGACGCCGCTTCGCATCATTGGCTCGGCCCATTCTATTGCCGTGTCGGCGTGTTCCGGCAGCGGCATGGCGTCGCGCTCGGCCAGCCAGCGCGCGTATTGTATGGCCTTCTTTTCGTCGGGTATCATCGTGTTTTCCTCATTGCAATCAGCAGGCAAAGCGCCCGCAGGATTAGAGTTAGCATGGGTTCCCCCATTGTTCGGCCATCGCGTCGGCGATGCCTTGGAATGTCGCGCTGCGTATTTTCCACCGATCCGCAGAGGGCGGCAGGTTGTACCATTGCGGCAGGCTGCGCCCTGACTTGGTGACGTGCCGCGCGCCCTTGCCGACAATGTTGGTTGGCGTCAGGTGCGGCAGGCCCTTCAGCCATAGGCAAGTCGTTTTGGTCGCCTCATGGCCAAACTGCCAAGGCTGGATTACCTGATCAGGCCTCCTGATCCGGCTTGATATGACGCTGACCGGGTTCTCCAGCGCGATGCGGGCGATGGGCGCGGCCAGCAGCAGGCGCACGAAGTCCAAGGCCTCGGCTTGTTCCTGCGCCTTGTCCTTGAACCAGCGCGCCCCGCTGACGGCCAAGTGAGTGCAGGGCGGATGGGCGATCATTAAATCCCACCCATCGCCTAGAATGTCTTGCACCGGGCCTTGGTAGTGCGGGCCGGGCGTTTCGCTTGGCAGCAGGTCGCAGGATAGGGCGTCATGCCCTCGCGCGCGAAAAGCATCCCGCACGGCGCCGGAGTATTCGCAGGCAATTAAGACGCGCATAGGGCGGCCCTTTCATGCTGCGCCAGCACGGCGCGCAAGATTTCGTCAGCGTCGGCCTTGGTCGGCCATGGGGTGCCATAGAAGGCGCCGCCCGGCGCCCCCACGATGTACCAGAACAAGCCTATCTGCTTTACCATTGGTTGCGGTCTCCCCTGTCTAGGCTAGGCCACTGATGCACCGCCGGGCGGCCTGTGCGGTCTGGCATTTCAAAAACGGCGCCGGGCTTCACGTCGCTGGTCAGATCCCAATCGTTGCGCCATAGGCGCACGGCATCAATGGGGTTGTGCGCCTCCACTACAAGGCTCATGTCGTTGCCGTTTTCGTCGTCGGAATAGACTAGGTATATGCGTGTCATGCTGCACCGCCACGGGCTTCGGCGATGGCGATACGGGCCTGACGCACCATCTCGGCAGCAGGGGAATCGTCTTCCCATTCAATGCCGTCATCACGCTCAATTTGCCAAATCAGCGCATGTAGCGCAGCCAGCAGCTTTGGCGCGGCCGCGATCAGCGCCGCGTCGGCCGCGCGCTG